TTATTTAATTCTTTTAATGGACCTTTTTCTCCATAAGTCATTCGAGATTGGTCAATTACATTTTGAGATGCTGGAGGTATTGCTGCGTTTCTTTTAGTAATCCTGGTCGCCATCTTCATCCTCCTCATACTCTTCTAAAAAAATTGGTTCTGATATTACAAAAAATTGTCTAGGCATGTGTTGTTGTGCGATAGTACGCAAGATGTGTTGTCTTTTAATATAATCTTCTAGGATTATGTCATCACATTCTTCATCAACTTCTGCTAGATGGGTACAAACAATCTCTTCAAATAAATCAAGCATTGCCCATCATTCCTAAAGCTTGTTGTATAGAAGGTGCGGGACTAGTGGTGGCTGGACCCATACCTTCAATCATTGCTGTCTCTTCCTGCGGAATCTCTGGTTCTTCAGCTGTAAAAAATTTATCTAATATGTTTTGCATATTCTCTGGGTTTTTTCTTATCTGTACTACAGCCATGATAGCTTTCTGGTCACCTTGACTTGCTTGTGCCATAAGCGTATCTTCTAAAACTTTATCCATCTTTTCTTTTGTTATTCTCTCATTAACTCTTACAAGGTTATCTAAACCATCTAGGTTTTCTTGTAATGTTTGTGTGTCAATAACTCCAGAACTAAGTAGTTGCAGCCCTGTAACTATCTTCTGTGGTTCATCATATCCAGCCATAGCTCCATACACTCTTCGTGTCTTATAAGATTTTTGTATGTCTTTAACTGGTTCGTATGTTTCTGAAAAGAATTTATTATCTCTATAACCAGAGAGTTCTTTAGTCATACCACCATACATTACTTCATCCCACTCAAGTCTTTTAGCATCTATCTGTTCTATAGCATCAGCCATAATGGTGTGATACTCTCTAATCATTAGAGACATAGATGCACCTAACTCTTCAAGTCCTCTACCAGTAGCAAAGCTGACTGGAGATTGTGAGTCATCAGTAGCAGGATAAGAAGCACCAACACGAAGTTGTCGTTCTATTCTGTCTATCTGTTGAAATAATTGATAAGGCATATTAGATGCTGGTTTTGAAATCTGACTTCCTGGAGAGAAGTAGTTGACTGCGAATCTACCTTTTTTGTATTGTCCAGATTCTAATTCTCCAGTTATGTTTGTCTCTGTAAATACTGCATCTTCCATAGCGATAATGCTCATAACATTAATTTTTGCCATAGATGCCATTAAACCTATAATCTGGTCGTACTGTCCTTGCAGCTGGTCGAAAGAAAATTTCTTTGCTACAACGAAAGCAGGACCACTTCCTAGTGGGTTTGGTATAAAATCTAATACTGTACTAGATGACATGTGGAATACATACGTGCCTTCTTCATTATAATATTCAGCTACTAAGTCACCTTGTCCATTAGAGTTTGCCCAAGAACCATTGTATGAATCTGTATAAGGAGAAGCATAAGCACTACCTATATTAATTTGATTAGGGACATCCTTCATAATTTTATCTTTATATGCTGGATAAACTCTAGCTAAAGAATCTTTAGGTACTCTTCTAACAATAGACATGTCTTTAGGTTGTTGGTCTGCACCAAAGTAACCTGGAAAACAGTTGTATGGGTCTCGTAGTTCAGCTACTGGATAAGGGGTTCCATTAGCATCTTTCTTTTCTTTGATTACCCATACAGCGTAGCCATAACCTGGTAACCATCTACCAACTTGTGGCATTTGCAAATCTAATCTTTGTACATCATCGTACGCAGTTATAATTCTTCCTATCTTTTCAGCTTTGTTTCTTGCACGTTCTGAATCTTTATTGTTAGGTACATCTATTTTTAAGTTAGGTATTCTTCCTATCTTCTGTGCTAAATGCTCTAAACCAGAACTCATAAGGTTAGGCATTGGTACTTGCCAATCTTCAAAACCTTTTAGCTGGTCACCTAGTAACGCAAGTATTCCATTGGGTCCACCATTCATGATTGAACGAATACGACCACGCATTGCATAACCATCTTGGTTATCATAATGTAACTGTGTTATCTTATCGTATAAAGCTGATTCATTCATATTTTTACCATGGTGCTGTGTTCATATTACTAATATCAACATTGCCATAACTCGGTGTATATTCATGCGCCATGTCAGCAACAAATTCTTTTTGTAATCTTCTTACAATCTTAATTGGGAACCAACTTGCCATAACTATATCCGACTTATATCCTTTACTACTTGCCTTGCTAGCAGCATTTGAAAAATACAAAAGCTGCCTACGATATATATTACTCTTATTTTGCGAATCTGCACTACCATAAGGTAAATTTACTTTACCCTTATCAAAAAGTTCACTCATAGAACCTACGCCAAAGTATGGGTCAAATTTATTTTTTTGTGTCTGGTGTCCTTCTAAGTGTATGCCTTTAGCTGCAGTCCACTCTTTTAATTCTCTATCTTGTCGGATGGCACGCTGAAAACCATTCTCTTCAATAATCCAATGTGAGCAATGATATTTCTTGTACCACTCTTTAATTGTTTTAAATGCTTGGGGTATGCCGCCACCTTTAGTATTTTCTATATCTACCATGTACAGTTTGCCTTCTTCAACATTAAATGCCCATAAGAATGCTGCCTGGTATCCAGTTGCTGCTGGGTCAAGTCCCGCTATCAATCTACATCCAGCGGGTACATGCCCAATACTTCTTGACTCATCACGTGAAGCATCAAGTGATTCTACTTTAAACATCTGCAGCCCTTCGGAGAATGGTCGGTTAAGATATACCATTTCAAATATAGCTAACCCACCAGTCGTTTGTGCATTCCTTCTTTGTGACATAAGCCATTTGTAACTTCTTTTGCTAGCCCAAAGCATGTGTTTCTTGTGGTCTTTATCTAGTCCAGAATCAATAGGTATCTCTAAACTATGTGCAGATTCAATTATCTTTTTCCATTCATCGTTATCGATTAACGAATTATATAAATCATCTGGGTGTTGCCTAGAGCCAATAACAACAATAGCTGTATGTTCCTCTTTACGTGATGATAGAGTTGTAGTCCACCATCGTTTAGTCTGCTCTCTTGAACTAGGTTGTATTGTTGTGGAATGGTCCTCAATGTCATCAGCAATAATCAAGTCACAGTCACGTGAAAGAATCTTGCCACCTTTACCTACAGCCACCATTGTCGGTGATTTAATACCAGTCACTGTCCTGGTCTTTACTGTGAACTGTCCAGAACTCCAAGTTTTACCAGTTCTACTTTTAGGTTTAAATGTTTCTCCTGGTCCACAAAAATCTTGTATCAGCTGTTCGTTATTTTCTAAGTGGTCCAATACAGAACCTACAGCATTCTTAGATATATCTTCGTTACCACCTACCCACATAATTCTAATGTTAGGTGCTTTACATATCTGCCATACAGCAAAGTGTGTAAGTAAATCAGTTTTACCATGTCGAGGAGGTGAGAGAATCATAAGCTGTTCACCTTTATCAATAGACTTTAAAATATTTTTAATCCAGTTCTTATGGAACTTAGCGGTTTCGTAAGGTTGTCCAGTCTCTGTTAAGAAGTATCTATTTCTAAACTCTTCAAAAGATTCTAAAGATTTTCTAGCTTCTTCTGGTACATCCCAATCTTCTCTAGCTTCATGTACTGCTTTATCTTCTCTGTATGCAAGCAGCATCCTGGCAACAACACTTTGGTCAATGCCCATATCTTCTGCTACAAACTTCTGTGTAATGATGCCTTCTAAGACTTCTTCTGCATAATCTTCTACAAAAGACATGTAATGTTCACCACGACTAGCTCTACTGTTTGGGGATGTAGCTAACTTAGTAGTTTCTTTTTTCTTTTTATTTCTTGCCCTGGCGTTAGCAGCTTTAGTACATTGCAGCTTGCAGTACTTTTGTCTGCCATGTTGTTGTTTAAATTTATCTCCACAGTGCGGACATGCAACTGTTTTAAGATTAGCCATTACTTCTTTTTTTTCTTTTTAGGAAATCCAGCTTTCATATTTGCATAAGCTTTAGGACTGATAGTAGATTTCTTTTTAGACCTACTGGTCCCAGCTTTTTTTCTTTTATTTATATTATGATACAAACCTTTTTTAGCTGCCATAACTTCTCCTTACCAAGCTTTGCAAGACCAATATCTTGCTGTTGTTTTATCTTTAGCTGTGCTGCATTTATGTCTAGCACGAAAAGAAGCCCTAGCTCCAGGGTTATTCTTTCTTATAGCCATGTTAGGGTCACC